AAAAAGCTATGGTTGATTTGTACAATAGGCACGGGATTGTCCCGATGATACAAATACATGACGAACTCAATACTTCTGTAGCCGATGAGACCCAGGTGAAAGACATAAAAGGCGTTATGGAATCTGCCGTTGAACTTCACGTGCCCGTGAAATGCGAGGCAAAAATAGGAATAAACTGGGGAGAAATAAAATGAGAATAACTTACGACAATGGTAAATTAAATTTATCTTTAACTAATGAAGAAGTAGATCACATCACTGATAACAAAGGTAGTAGTATACCAATGGATATTAGTTGGTTGAAAGTTTTACATGAGGACATATCAAAATGTGTTATGGCTCATTGGTCGAAGGTTGAGGTGTGGGATGCGGTGGAGTCTCACCAAAAAACTGTAAAAGAAAGTAAAGACTAAGTATTAGCTACAATTTCTGCTAATGACTCACAGCGTTTTGGTGTCTGTGAATGCCACCTGCTGTCTTTCATTTCAGCCGCCGCAGTTTTCCACTGTTTTACTCTCATTGCTTTCCACATTTTTTTAAACTTTGATACTCCTGTGGTCCCTAACTGAAAAACCATCTCAAGAATTACCTCACTCACGTGTTGTGGTAAGTCATGACCAATATTATCTTCTATTAACATATCGGCTCCTGCTGCCGCTCTGTTTAAATCCATTTCAAATATCTCCATAATTTCATCCATGGGTATTTCTACTCCTTCTGCAAATCTTTCCATTTCGTGTGGTTGCACGAGATGGCCGATGCCCACAGTTTTTTTTCCCAGTGAATCGAGATAAACAGATGTCCTTAGGCCTTCATGGTCCTGTACTCGTGCCTTCAATGCGTCTGTAATTTTAATCATTAGAAACCTCCTATGCCCCAGTGCTTTTCATGCTCGTCTTTGTTTTGCTTTCGTTTTCTTTTTTTGCGCTTCGATGAATTTCCTGTACACTCCTGCAGCTTTAGTTTTGCCAGCAACCCTAGCTCTCTGCTCCATAGCGATAGCAGCTTGAGTCTTATGAGCGTGTGTTCTACCGCTTCCACGAATTTTAGATACGCTTTTTCTAGCCGATGTTTCATTTTTAAAGCCAAGCCCTTTGATTGTTCCTTTTGGATTCTCATCTGTATAGAGATCGGAGTGTAACTTAGACTTTCTAGGTTGTCCAGATTTTCTTGGTATGCGTTTCATTTAGGAAATTATGCCGCCGTATATCCTATCATTTTCTCTTTGAAGATAGTCAAGATATTGATCTGCTATATCTCGAGTATTCTCAAATCTAATAACACCTTTAGTTAAGTCTTTTATTTCATTTGGTTCAATAGTCGGGCCAACTTTTTTTTCTAAAGAGGCCAAGTAGTTATCAAATGACTTTGGATTATCTTCTCTAGGGGCGTAGATATCTAAAAATTCCTCTGTAGTTCTACCGTCTCCAACAATCTCAGCAACTCTATTTATACCTGTTTTTAACCCTCTGTCCAAAGTATCGAACGATGCAAATCTCTGTCCTGTTTCGCCACCATATCCAGGTTCGGCTCCTTCTTGTCCTTTGAATTCTAAATTGAAAGGATTGTTATAAGGAGTGAAAGATACTTGATCGTCTGATTTTTCTGGTTCTCCAATGTTTTCTATTGGTGCGTTGACATCTTCGCCAGAAATAATTCTCTGAGTCATTTCGTTTATGATTCCTGTAATTTGAAAATCATTATAGTTTTGTTTTTTTAATTCTTCTTTGAGATCTCCAAGTGTGGTGTTGGTGCCTGGTATCTTTGTACTATCAGCTAGTGGTTCCTGTGTTGCAGGATCATCAACAGTTATGATACCTGATTTTTGTAAATCTTCCTTGAACTGACCAGACTCTACATAATCATCACCAACTCCTTCAACAGATATTTCTGGTGCAGGTAATTTTGTCAATCCCTCTCCAAAAGTTCCTACAGGTTCATTAACAAATCCATCTAATCTATTTCTATCTACACCGAGAATACCACTCGCATCGTTTACAAATGAATTTAAATCTTTTTGAGATTCTGACGATAAATCTCTAAAATTTTTTAATTGTTTTACTTTTTCTAGTTGAGAAGCAAAAGTATATTTATTTTCATTGTCTGCTATTTCTTTTTGCACATCATTGAGATTGTTGTAGGCCTCACTAGCCTTGTTTGAAAAATAATCTCCCACAGCTCTTACTATTGCAGTTACACCAACTCCCTTTTCTGCAACCCCCTTAGCTATACTTCCCAATCCATATCCTATATCGCTAGCTATTTCACGAAATGTAGGACCGTATTTAAATGCTAGTTCTTGTTCTTTCTGAGCTAAAGTCTTACCGCCAGGAGTTCTTGCTTGAGTTAAACCTTTAACAACATTACCACTTGAATCTAATACTGGCGTTTTAAAACGCTGAAGTTCATCAGCTTGTTTGATTCTTCTTAAGGCTCTGTCATCAGACACATCAGGTCGATCAGAAAAAAATTCTTTACGGCCACGAGCAATATCTAACTCTCTAGAAATTTGATCTATAGTTTTACCTGGAGAGGTGGGTGGTCCTGCTCTTCTGCTAGATATAAGTCCTGGTGGTCCGTTTGCCATTATGTATTCCTTCGTTTTGCTAACTCTTGATAAATTGCGTCATCACCTACTAATGTATCAATTGCTAGAGCAGAATCAAGGTTTTGTGTTCCTGTTGTTGTTTGTGTTCCACCTGATGTAGATATGGATTTATCTGTCTGAGGCACTGTTTGTTTAGCAGTTTCTAAGCCAAAGAAGTCTGCTAAATTATCCGCTAAACTGCTTTGAGGTATTTCAAAATTTACATTTAAATCTGACAATAGGCTTCTGCCATTATTAGCAGCTATATATTCGTATATCTTAGACAACGATCCTTGTAGTGGATCTATCGGAGCGGTGCCTGTTCTTTGAGCAAGTCTAAGAGAGTTTTCATAGAATAGTTTTCTAACTTCTTTACTTGGCTTGTACGGTTGATAGGTGCCACTTAAAATAGCCCCTCTAGTTTTCTTTGGTAATCTGTCTAATTGTCTATTCAAATCTATAGGTTTAATTCCCAGTGTTTCTGCAGCTTTGTAATTTTTAAACATATCTTGGTAAGCGTTAAACCTGCTTTCCTCTGCACCTAAATATTCTTTTAAAATTTGATCAGGAGTAACAGCGCCTCCTTTCAACACGTCACCTAAAAAGGTTGCTCTAGCTGAGGACACTCGTTTGTTGAAATCTCCCACCATAAATTTAAAAGATTCAGCAGGATCTACTTCAATATTTCTAAATCCAAATATACCCATCGCCTCGTCTGCTAGGTCATAAGTTCTACCGTATTTGTCTGCAACATTAAAAGGTGCACCGCCGATACGAAGAGCTTGGTCGACAGATCCAGGGGTAAAAGTGTCCATGATATGCAGAGTAGCTTTGAATAATTTTTCTCCTAGAGGATCTCCCTCTCTAAATACTTGTGATCCTTGTCTTGTTCTTCCCCCTCTTAATATTAAATCGTTAGCAGCCTCTATGAATATAGCTTCTGATAAAAATGGTTTAGCTAACTCAGCCATAGCTTTGACCCCACCTTCAGTTAGTCTCGCAGTTATTGCTGAGTCGGTGGTTTCCCCTTCAACTAATTGATTCATTACGGTTCTCATAGGACGTAACAAAGAATCGTAAGGATAAATATAAGACAGGTCTAAGTATTGCACATTACCTGTTTTTTCATCTCTGCCTGTAGGCACAAGCAAAGAGTTCTCTGACCAAGATGGAACGAAACGTCTAAGAGCAGCCATTTCTTCATCTGTAAATTGAGATAATTGTTTTCCTAGTTCTACAGCGCCAACAGGTAAGGCAGCGCCTGTTCCTAAAACTCCTGTGGCTCTTCTGATACCAATATCTCTAGTTTCTGCTACTGCCATTTCTCTAGCAGCTCTTTGTATTGTGTTGAAACCTGTTCTAATAATCTCAGCAGGGAAAGCAACAAATGTGCCTAGGGGTAATTTTCTTAACGCTTTGATATTATCCCCAACATAAGCGTAGTTTGGAATATTATTTTTAGTGACATCAGCTGATAAATTTTTAACTAAAGCCTCTACTGCATCTTCCTCTACAAGTGCATCATCTCCTAATCTACCAGCAAAAGAAGCATCGCTCTCTCCCTCTAATCTTTTAAGAGTATTTTTTGGTTGATAGAAAATAGGATCGTTAAAAGTAATGTCTCTTCTACCCACTAATCTGCCTACTTTCTTTCTTAGTTGTTCAATCACAGCTTCTGGATTTTTAATTCCTGTCTCTGCTTTGACAATATTCAATCTATTCTTTTTGAGAGTTTCAAAGGCAGG